CTCACCAACTAATCTTGCTCTTGGTTCAAAGTTCTCTATTACATCCTCTACTTTTCTGGCCAACACCACAGCGGTCACAGGAGACATATTCTCAAAAAGCATATCCCTCACACCAGAGCCAATCTCTGGATGAAAAGGTTTTTCATAAAAGTTGGTGAGAATCAGATTACGAACAGACCTCTTTACTGCCTCCACATCTGTTATTCTATTAACATCACCAGACCCCTGCTTCCTAGAGAAAAATAAATCCAAGTCTCTATGTTGACGCACATTTCTAGATATATCATTTTGAGACTGTGCATCTGTAAAGGCAGAGTATGTAGTGACGTTGGCCATGTTAAACTCCTGTTCCTTTATTTATAAGGAAAGATTACGTCTTCATGATATATGACTTATTCGGATCAGGCCAAACCTCTTTGGCACTCACTCGAATAAAAGGTTTTGCTGGTTCTGCCTTTGCGTTAGGGTTTGGAATTGTCAACATAACATTCTTACCCTTTTTAAATGCTTTATACTTGTTCAACATTGTCTCTAAGTTTGAAACACCTCTTCTTATAGCTTTACGTGTATCTTTACGAACATTCGGACGTTCCCCTTTAGAAACAAGTCCACTACTCTTTCCACCCTTCTTTCTTGCCATTATTAAATCCTTTCACTTTCACTTATGCGTATCTCATTCACTATTGCATCTATGTTGTTGTGCCAATGGTCTAAAAATTTATGCACTCTAGGATATTTAGGTTTCGTATCCATCGTCTGCCATACAAACCGTTGTAGTATGTTCTGATAATCAGGCATCCAGTAATATACATCCAACGTGACCAAAATTTTTTTTCTTATGATAATCATGCTTCTTCTAACTTTGCATATATTGGATCATAAGTTTTATTATATCTGTAAGAAACTACTATCGTGTGAGTCTTTTTTCCCTTCCTTGTCTCTCTATTATACTCTCTATATTTTTCTTCTATATTAAGTTCTGTTCCATCCAAAGACCAAGTATCATAGTTATATCTATATTTCCCCCTATATACTGTGGGAGCTCCTTCGGGAACAATCCTAAATTTAGACCTGAGAACGGGATTACCAGATGGATAAACACCAATTTGTTCTTTCTCTTGAGTAAATCCTGATACAACAATAATCTTAACGGGCTGTTTAGATAAAACGACAGATACACCAGAACCAGAAGAAGTTAGATCATCGTAAGTAAATTTTTCCCGAGCGTATCCTGTTTGATGAGCAAATCCTTTATCACTTATATTCTTTCTGGATACTGTCTCCGCTCTAGTTGTTGTTGATGTACCACCAGTTACCGTAGTCTCAACCGCCTGACTTGCTGTTGTGACTTCTTTAGTTATTGCAACACCATTTTGTACTTGAGTAACCTTCTTAGATTTTTCTGAAACCCTTAACACCCCTGCATCTGCTGTTGGTAAAGTTTTGGAGGTAGTAATAACCGCATTTGTTGCAGCAGTCTTTGCAGCAGCAAAGTCTGAATTTTCAGTGAATGTTGAAGCCTCTTCAACCACTGGATCAATAGATGCCATTTTAACAGCATTTGCTTTTTGTATAACATCTCCAAGTGGAGATAACTCAAAGTTTGGTATGGTTCCAGACAAACTATCGCCTAAACCAAAAGCACTTGCTGCATCAGATACTAATGTATCTAAACTAAAACCAGATGCAGACAGAGCATCACCAAAGTCTGCTGTTATACTTGCAAGCAGATTTGCAGATTGTAGAGGGTCAACTAGTCCACTCAAACTCTGTAACTGACCTTGAAGGTTTACGTTAGGAACACTAAACCCTTCGGGAACAAGTGATCGTAAGTCGCCAGTAACACTCTCTAGTTGACTTGATATTGCAGACGTTGCTGTAGAAGCAGCAGTCTCTAGATTTGCTAGTGCATCAGCCTTCGTACTCTCTAAACCAGAGAGTATACTATTGAACTTCGTATTTGTTGCTTGTAGATTAGACGATATTAAATCCATTTATAATGCCTCCACTGGGTCTGTTCCAGAAGTTCTTGCTGGGGTCACTGGATGAGTATGATCAACTTTACCACCCTCTTTATCAATAAAGTGATCGTCATCAATTTTCTCTTTGAAGTCATCAACGTAGTGGAATGTTGCAGCTGCATTGTACTTGATTCCAGAAACACCAGAGATAGTCTCAGTGTAAGTTCCTGCTATAGTTCCTGTATAAGTTCCACCAACTGTCACGATCATATTTGCCTCTGGATTGATCGTGGTGTTTGTTGCAGCTCGTATATCAATATTACTACCAGACTTGATTGACATGATACCAGAGGTTGTTACTGCGTTCATATTAGACTTGGTAGTTAGCATCATGTCATTCCCACTACTGAATAGAGTATCAGATTCTGAATGAAGTGTTATGTTCTTACCAACAATATGTGTCTCGTTTCCAACTATGTTGATATCAACATCACCCTCGCCTGGAGCTGCCTGACCTTCAAGAGGCCCGACATTACCCCTCACAAATCCCTTGATGAAGAAACCGTGATTACCGTTGATCTCTTCTTCAAGGTTGCCTCCAGAACTTCCAGCTCCAACCCTTGTTCGTAGATTCTTATGTATCTTCTGTGTGTAGTTTCCCTCTACCTCTAAATGGTAGTCACCTTTGATAAGCTCTCGTACAGTTCCTACGGTTGTAAGGTTTACATTTCCTTGTATCAACACATTTGAAGAACCAGCAATGATCTCATAGTTGTCACCAATAACCTTGACCACCTTTGAACCGTCTGGATGTATTTCTTCAAACGTGCCAGACTTGTGTTGTGTGAATAGTCTTTCTGCGCCTGGACTGTCATCTATCTCTCGTATGTGACCAGACTCAGACTCAAAGACATGATTGTATGGATATGCAGCCGAGGTGTATGGTTGTGAATCTTTCTCTATCCCCTTTGGATGTAGTTCATCAAAAGTGCCTCTTGTCTCTTGAACTGCTTCATCTGAAACAGCCTTGAGAAAAGGTTGTGTTGCGATAGGAATACTTGTTACTCTACGAGCTCTACGAGCAATTAGAGACTCATGCTCTTCAGATGTTTCTCCTTGAGCAAGTCTGTTTGTATCTGACTCTCCAACTTCATGACCAGATACCATTGCATAGTCTTCACCGTCTACTGGATATGGCCCATAGACAGGATCACCCTTGTAATGATCTTGTACTGAATTTGCTCCTCTTGGATCATTAAATCCTTTAGATGGGTCTGCTTCTTCTTCGGGAACGCCAGGTAGTGTACCCATAATAACAAGTTGTTGTTTCTCTGGATCACGAAAGAAACCAACAACGTAGCTACCTTCTACAAGAAAAGAAGGGGTATTTCCCATGCCATGCATACAAGGATCAGTTACAGGATGCATGACATGGGCCCAGGGCAAGTCGGTTGTGGGAAGTTCTGTTATGTCATCAGTATGATAACCTAAACAACGAACACGAGCACGGCCTAACCTAGCAGGATCATCACGGTCTTCTACAACCCCAATGAACCAATGGAATCCATCTCGGCCCATAAAATTACTTAATTCAACCATATAAACCTCACAAGTTTGTAAGATTATTTATATGGTTTAATGTAAGTCTGGATCGCGACCTAAACCTGTAACTGGAATTTTATACTCTTCTATTTCCAGTTTAGGTTTTAGAGGCAATTGCTCTATCGTAATCCATGCATCATTATAAGAGGTAAAGCCGTCACATATCACTTTTTGTGTGTCTGTTTCAACTATTCTTAATAGCATGAAACTTATTTAGACAATCTCATTTCTATAAGCATAATGAAATCCCTTTTTAGTTTCGATTTCAAAGAATACTGAGTCTTTGTGCTTCTCACGAATGGGAACATACTTCTTGGTTTTCTTCGACCAGTACTCTACTTCCCCCTCATTCAAACGTACATCATCATGAGCATCAGATAGCACACTCACCAAAGTTCCTTTATAAGTAACATCGTACTCATCAACAAACTTAACATCATTACCAATAGTCAGCATATCACTTTTCCTTTTCTGCGTTATCATACATATCATTGCGACCGGCAAAATTAATTTGTCGCACTATATCAAAGATTGGGTATCTATAAAGATTACAATTATAAGACAATGTTCTACGAATTTCATCCGTTCCATTAAAAGGATTTACACTGTGTATCAGAGTATATGGAAAAATAAAGAAATCCCCAACTTGAGCATCCACTTGATACATGGATGATGCAAGAGGGTCTTGTGTTCCACTAATCATATTTAAGTAACCGTTTTTTGGGTCTTTCTCTTTAGAGAATTCTCTACCATAAGTGCTTGGTCTTTTTAGCATTAACACAGAGGACAAACCAAAATCAGAAGTATAGGTTTGATGAAAGTGAGGTGGATTATATTCTCCAGCCACCATATCATTATACCAAACATCATCCAGATAGCACTTCCAATCTATTGACTTTCCAGCCCTTCGGCGTTTAACATATTCCTCAAACATTTGTAAAAACATTTCTTTGTGTTGAAAATGTAAAAGATGCGTGATGCCATATTCATTTTCAATTTTTCCTGCGAGAGAATCATTGAAACGTCTATCTTTAGCAGCATCACATATTTCATTTATCTGATCAACAACGTGCATGGGTAGACTAAATTTAAGAACAAGACTTCCTAGTACGATTTGATCCATTTCAACTCTATGTTCTTCAGTTTTGATTTTACTATCCATCTTTTATTCCTAAGAGTTGTTGCCAGTCATAATGAACTTTAATCTTTTCATTAACGACAGCATCATAATACTCTTTAAAAGTGTAACTCGTTTCGTGCTTTTCATTGTAATATCCTAACTGTTCTTCCATAAACAACTGTTGCCAGGGCTTTCGTTTTTCAGTTTCAGCAGTTTCTTCTTGTTCTGATGGAAAAGATGCGTCAAAGAGAATGCTTGTCAAGTCCGGCTCAGAAAAGTTAGGCCCCTTGAGAACCTTACCATCTTCACGATAGATAGGTTTTCCATCCTCACCTAGCTTACTCATATTGGAACGATGAACCTCTGCAAAGCAATTATCAAGGTCAATACCAAATGAATGGCCTGCACCATAGACTACGTAAAGTAAGTCGGATAGTGCATCAGCAACGTCAACAAGTGTGCCATCTCCATTAACAATAGCATCCTTTAACTCTCCTAGTTCTTCCTGAATCAAATCAATACGCAAATCCATTGTTTCCCAATGTGGCCAAGCTGGTTTGCTCTTTACCTCTTGACCAAAGGACTTCATGAACTCTTTCACTTTTTCAAAATTAGTCTTCAATGTATTCTCCGTTCCATCTTCCATCCACTTGAAATAATGTTATTGCCTTTTCGACATGACGCCGTT